GGCCATTATCAGCAATTGCGGAGGCTTGAAGTTTTTCAATTTGTGCTTTAAGAAGCTCTATTTGCATCTGCGCTTGCTGCTGCTGCATCTGAGATTGTTGCTGCTCAGCTTGAGTTATATTTTCTACGAGCTGCTGTTTATTAGAGAGAGTAGAGTTTTCCACGAGTATTTCGGAGGTAATCGGAAGCCCCAATTCTCGAAGCTGCAAGAGCTGTGCAAATTGCATTTGCCTTTGAGTAGAGGTATTCAAGCCCTCTTCCACCACCGCGTCATATTTTCCAAAAGCTTTATGGTAGAATTCCGGAGACGGTTCTTCCCCAATAATTCTTTTTACCTTACCCGGCGTAAAATTAGCCTGCATAGTATGAAGAAGTAAGCGGCCTAAAAGCTTTTGCGAGAGATCTAATTGATCGAACAAGATTTGAAGTGTGGTAAGTCCAGCTCCTTGACGCAGCATCGATAGAACGCCTGCTTTATCGTCCATTGCAGAACCTAGCAGTTCCTCGTTGACACCGCTAATTTCTTGAATTTCTCTTCCAAGAATTTCGGAAAGCTGAATCATGGACGGTGGAATCTGAGGAGCTTGGATAGCCTCCACGTCTGACATCTGGGCTTCTTGTTTAAGTGCTATTCCCCTGCCTTGGCCAGAGAGATAAATATCGCTTGGGTTTACAAGAGCATTTTCTTTGTATTTGAAGCCTGAGTTGACTTGAGATTCTAGAATGTCGAGTTCTATAATTTTACGTCTATTGTACAAGTATTGGCTATCTCTAAGACCTCTCACAACGCCTTGGATTCTCCATGGAAAATAAGGCATATCTGGATTGAAGTAACAAAAGAATGGAACAAATGGGTACATATCGATGTTCAATGGATTTCTTCCATGATACATTACCCTTCCTTGCACTACGATTCCGAGATTGACAGTCGGAACAGTTTCAGTAAGAGCCTCTACTGACGGATGAGCTTTTAAAAATGCCTTAAGATTGTCTTTACTTCCCTTCCATTCAGTTGTATCTCCATTTTGAGTATCCACCAGAATGGTCGCTTCTCGATAGTCTCTATACCAATATTCATCGTAGGTCATTAAGTTTTGCATGCCATATTGATAGCTTTCGGGCATAAACTGGAACTTACCATCTCTATACCCTCCTGCTTGAAGGGCATCTATTTCATCTTTTTTATTAGGTAATAGAGATTTAATCTCAGGCTTAGTGTAGAAGCGTCTAAGCCAAATGAAGTTACAATCGGATAGGTCTGGTTTTCGAAAGTAGGGGTCAATGATAAAGGAATTGTAGGCAATCTGGTCTATTCGTGGATCTCCAGATATAGGGTCATTGCGGTAATCCAGCCACACATTGATTAAGTTCATGCCTGTGGTAATAGAGCCATCGAAGGCTTTAGAGATCATTTCATAGCCATCAGCATAGTCCATGAGCCAGAACATGAGCTTTGTAAACTGAGCAGCTGTGACATTATCAGAGTTTTCTCGAGGAGTGATAACGGTAGTCTTTCTGTTTTTCCGTTGATAGCCAGTGATCATATTGCAAACACGGCGGATGCGATTGAAGTTGAAAACTCTTTTGCGGAATGAGGGAAGGTTTCCAAATAGATCAGACCATAGCTGTTGATCACCTTCACGGAATCTAGTGTCCATGTCTGCTTCAGACCAAAATGCCTGATTGATGGTAATGGCTTGCGTGTAAGCCCTATCCATTTTCACCAGTAAATTTTTATCGTCTTGAGGAATGTAATAATTTAGATCAAGCTGGGGGAATAAGGACATAGGTGTAAAACACTTTTTTTACTTTACTTTAAAATAAATTCTTTACATATGCAAAGCAAAAAAAAGCCCTCAGGAGAGGGCTATTGCTGCGACACAAAAATTGGAATGCCTACCTAGATAGGTAGTTATGAAGAAACTGGAAGTTAGGTAAAGGTATTTTCATTACCCGAGAAGCAAAGGCCCCTAAAGGTGCGCTCAAAGCAATGACAATACATTTAAAACCAAAGCTTACCCCAATGATAGCACAAAGATTAGCAACTTGTCCATAGAGAGCTAAAAAGCTAAAGAGAAATGTGTCTATAATCTGAGAAGCTATAAGGCATACGACTAGTCTCACCAAAAGTTGCCTTCCTTCAAACTTCTCTCGAAGCCAGCCAAAAAAGCCAATATCAAAAGCTTGGACTACCACAAACGTGAGAAGGGAAGCTCCTATTATACGAGGAAGAGGGGCTAAAATGAGAGCGAAAGCCCCATGCGTTACATCGTGGACACTCGGCTCATACCCCAAATGAAATAAAGAGAGAAGAACGAAGCCTGTAGAGACTAGAAAAGAAATGAGAAGGTGAGTTCTAGCTACTTGTTTGCCATAAAATTCTTGCAATAGATTAAATCCAAGTAGATAGCTCACAGCCAGTGCATCGGTAGCTGTTACCTCTAGGCCAAAAAGAGAGATTTGCTTGGAGACAAAGAGATTCATAGCCACTGCTATCACACATAGCCAAGCATGTAAAGCTCTCTCTCCAAGCCTTAAAGTCAATAAAATCAATAGAACTAAGACCCCAATGTGGGGACAGAGAATGTCAATATTATGCATCGACTACAAGCCAGTCATTACAAGTGGCATCATCTTTTTCGCAGATATAGGGAAAAGCATTTTTGTCCCATACTTTTTGTTGATCAGGCCAGTAAGGGTGAGTATGCAAAATCATGTCCAAATCAAACCAAACATACATATGTGGCTCCCATGAAGGACGAGTGGCTTTCTTGCCTTCTTTTAGGGCTTTAACCATCGATATATAATCCATTAGATTCTCCCGTTTTTCCAATTCTTTTTGGCGATAATACTTATCGCGGTCTGAGTCTAACAGATATTTTGGATCAATTTGAACTAAAATAATTCTTTTACCATTCTCATCTACAGGACGTTGCTTCACAAAGACTCCTTTTTTAGGAATGCATAGCAAGTTAAAATTATTTCATCTACATAAATTTTAAAAAATGCAGCGTCGTTAACTTTGCGGGCAAGGAAATTTAAAAATTATCTATATAAATTTGCTGGATTTCTAAATGGATAAGGAAGGTCTGGTGTAAGACCTTGAGCTTTCATCCACATCGTATCGATATCTTGTGGCGTTAATCTTTGGGAATCTTTATTGAATAAGTGAGTAAATAGCGCGTAACGTTCCGCATCTTTAGTATGGTCATTTCTTTTAATGGGCTTTTCAACACCATTTTCTGAGGCTTTTTTGTCCCAAAGATAGTTTCCGTACTCCTCAATAGTGGTCCTACAGTTAGCACATATCTTGTATGTTCCGTTAACCAAAAGCTTGTTTTGGAATCGGATTCCATTGAGGACGTCGTTTTCTGCATCAAAAACTTGAGAAATTCCGTTTTTTCTGCATTCAACTTTGAAAGAAGAGGCTGAAGGGTCGACATAAATTGCTTTTACTGGGTAACCATCGATGAATTTTGCCAGATCGTCGACATATTCGGAATCAGATTTATGGCGATTTGTCCGTGAACTATCATAAAAGTATTCTTTTTCACACCAAATATTAGGAAATTGGGTTCTATCGATTCCAATTAAAACAAAAACACATGGATTGGTGGTTCCATAGTCCACTCCAACGATATATTCTTTGGCAAAGCCCGGCGGATGGTCAATGATATGAATGTTATTGTCAAAGAAGGGGTAAATAGCGCCTTCAGCGAGCACCCATTTGCCTTCTATGTAGCGTTGATACCAAATGCCTGTGTACTCTTTTTTGATGTTCTGGACAAAAGAGGGGTCTAAGGCTGGATTATCTTCCATAGTGAAAGACCACCACTTCAAATCGATTTCTTTGTTGTCTATTAGCTCTTTTTTCACCCAATGGAAAGGAGAATCGGGGTTTGAAGTAGCAAAAAGACGGGCTCCTTTATTGGAAATCCGGCTTTTCAGCATCTGGAAGAGGCCATAGGGCATAAGAGTGAGCTCATCCACGTATGCAAACGTGAGCGTAGAGCCCGTAATTTTGTCCTGCGCTCTCTCATCGGGAGCTCCGACCAAATGGATTCTTCTGCCCCAAAGCGTCATAGAAGAAGCCTTAGAAGAAGGAGGAGGAATGCTTAGCCACTCACAGAATGGTAAGATGATATTTCTCTGGAGAGTTTCTCTCGAAACGCCTAGAAACATTCCATCTCCCGGAGGAGCTTCACTGATTTCACGAGCAATACGAATATTCGCCGCGAAGGTCTTTCCAGAACGGACAGAGCCTATGGCTATGTTGTTTCGTGCATTGGCATTGACGATGAAGTCATGTTGTTTTGGTGATATTCCGTAGAAGGAGCCTGAGAACGCATCCATTCGATAAACTCGTCAAATTTTTCTTTTTTAATATCCAAATGAGGGTCTTCTTTCTGAGCTAAGTATTGTTTTCCAAGCCAGATGAGCATCGCGGTACTTCCAATTCCCTCTTGAGCATTACGTACTTGAGCTTTACGCAGGTCTAATCTCCATCGGACTAATGCCCGATTAAGAACATCTCTAAAGTTGCGATCTATATAGACGACTGTGGTATTTAAAAGCGTAGCAATGTCTTCTGTGGGACAACCAAAATAGCTCATTTCTTCAATGAGAATTTGCTTTTCTTCAAAAGAAAGATCGTTGCGTTGAGATTTTTCAATCAGCTCATCGAGCTTTTCCTTAGGCAGCCAGTCCCTGAAATCTCTGGTAGTCTTCGAATCTGAACGGGGTAATATAGATTTCCGTGTAAGCTTGTTCGTCATACTTCTTTATGGGTGATACCCAGACAATCTTTGCATCATCTTTGTAGATTATTCCTTTCATGCAATCTTCATAGAACTTGGCTAGGTTGGAAGCGTCTGGCTTTGAGATTGGGAGAATACGTCCATCGAGGGCCATATTCCTTTGGGTTTTAGTCCATGACTTAGGCACGCCGAGATGAAACACAAACCGAACAAAAAGAGCAGAGTCCAACAAAGCGCCCTGATACTGAGCTTGTATGATTTTGCGGACTTCGGCCGCTTCCTTGGCTTGTGGAAAATAGGGCCACCTGCGTAACTCATGCTTTTTCCAATCTACTTTTACACATTCTCTATGGGTTTGCTTTGCAATCGGCTTGCCGGGAATATTGATATATATCTCGTCCATAGTCCCTTGATTGCTTTACCTGAATATAAACTAAATATTTTATTTGACAATATAAAAAAAGGCCACACCCCGTGGCCGCTTTACTTTTTTTTGCAAGCAATTATGAAATATCGAAGTCGACTTTCGGCTCTGGATCGGTTAAGTCTAGCCAGTAGTCTAAAGGAGTGAGCTTAAGATAAGTTCTTTCCATCTCACCGATATGAGATTGAGACTTTTCTTCTAGATATTTTTGAATATTGAACTCATGTTTTTGTTCCACATGTAAAGCCGCTTTACACCAAAAGTAGAGAGACTTGTCGAATTCTGGAAAGAAGTCATGTGGATGAACCAAATGAACGGTGAAGAATGTGGATTTGTTTTCTTGGCCAGGTCTAATATATATAGACTTTTTGGCTAGAATCACTGCCTTTCCATAATGGGGCAACATTTCTCTGGCCTGGATCCATTTCATGGGCGCCCCAAATTCCACTCCATACATCCACTCACGGACGGTTTAGTTATGGTTTTACACCCTTCTTGAATTTCAAAGTCGATGCCCGTTCTAATGGCTACATGGTCAGGCTTAAGAGCTTTATAATCTCTTGCACAGCTAGCTAGACTCATGCCAATTGCTAAAAAAAGTAAATATTTCATTATGCAACCAAGTGTTTATCGGTTTTCCATTCTGTGAGTATCTGCCAGATAATGAGAGCCTACCCAACACCCATTAGGAGATATTTCACCTGAGGGACTGTACCATATCTTCATCTTTCACTCTACCATTTTGTCTTGCACAAACGCTTCTTCATAGAGAAATCGATTCTTGAGTGCCTTCTTTAACTTTTTTGTGGGTCATTTAGTACCTAACTGCGTCTGATAATTGCTAGTATGTTGCAAAAAGCTTCCTTTTTTCATGAGAAATCTGAGTACTAAACTCAGTATTTCTTTGAATTTTTTCTAGTCTTAACATTCAATTAATAAGTTTATATCTTTTCATATCATACATTTTTTTAAACACTTTCCCCCATAGTACCAAAGTGAGAGAAATTATTTCACATTCATTGGTACTACGCCATCTTTATTCCACAGCATTCTCCTTTCTCCAGTCTTCAATAGAAATCTCTATGCGTTGAGCGGCACTCGTCAACGAATACTCTTCCCCCATCAAAGTCTTGAGGCCTTCAATGTTTGCCTCAATAGACCGCCAAAGAAAGGCCACCAGAGATTCTTTATTGCACGAGCTTATGAAGTCAGAGCTGTTGCAGCGAGCTGTATAGGTTTGAACACTCTGCCCCTTAGGAATTGTTACGCATTTAGCTTTCTTAGGCATATGTGCCTCGACTTCCTCTAAAATTCTGTCTATCTCCGGCTTTTTCTTTACACGAAGTTTAGGAGCAATACATGTTCTTCTTTTGCTACGATCTCTCATGCTTAGCCTCTTTATTGGGCGTCGTTTAAAGAATTCAAATGCTCGTAAACACTTTTAGCCCGTCGGAAATTATTTATAAGCCTCGTGCTTCCGTTGGAAGCCAAGCCCTTTTCAATGAGTTTAAAAGGGTGAACATACCAATTCCCTGAATGGCGGCCCTCTTCTTTTAAATATACAGCTATTTCCGGAGTAGAATTATGGCGTAGAAATGTAATAAGAGTACTGTTAGGAAAAAAATATCTCTTAACAAACTCTTGTGACTCAATAAATTCAGGAGGCAAATGCTCTTTTTTAAATGCCACTTGCACAGCTGGGGGTAAAGAAAGCTCACAAAGCTTATTTAAGTAATTATTTTTTAATAGTAAATAAAACTCATCTAAATACTTAAAAAATTGATAATTAGTGATATATTTGAAATTGTTTTCTTTATATTTGCTCTCTAACCATTTTTCTACTTCATTCATCTTGCTACTCCTTTCATAATTAACATATTTTCAATCAGGGTCACATTCCTCGTTCAACCGCTCTTTTAGCAGCGTTATAAGCTCTGCGTATCTCTTGTTTATGCTCATAATATTTCTTGTCAAAAGCCATTAAGGCTTCTTCTATGCAGTGCATGACGTGTAGTAAGAGAGAGGCAATAGCGTACTGCTCTTTTTGGCATTGATGGTCTAAGCAGGTCTTCAATGAGTCTTTAGCTCTAAAAAGAAGCTCAACCACGGTCTCGATATCTAGCTCTTTCTCGCATGGTGCAGTCATAAAATATAAATAGTGAATGAAGCAGGGCGCCTAAGTCTTCTACAGCTTCGGATAGTCCGAAGAATGGTTCCGTATCAGGAAATTCATCTACTTTGTCTTGAATAGCCTCTACATAGGCTAAACATTTGTAATAGACGTGTTTCCATCTTTTCATGTCAATTTTTCTAATTGCCACAGTATCGGAGGTTATTTGTTCTATATCGAGGTTAAGCTCTGGTATCAGCTCTTGACATCTTAATAACGCTTTGCTTGGCTGAAGCATTTTGTAACTTCTTTTGTTGGTTTTCTGTCAGTTTACCCATTTTCTTCATCCATTTTAAAGGAAAGATTATCACATCTTTCTCAATAGTCATTCGTCCTTCTTGATGATGATATGTTTTTTTCTTTGGATAGGTAACTCCATCGACTTCTTTTGGATGAAGTTCCTTATCTATGAGCTCCTTCATGGTAGTCCCATACATTTCTCCTCCATCTACAAACACTATCCAGAAGTCGAAAGGAGATGTTGCATGAACGTTTTTATAGGTATTGAAGTCTGACATATTGAATCCATTCTCATTTTCCCATTTCCTGACCTTTGTCTTGATTTCGGCTATGAAGCAATCATGAAAATCGAATGGAACGTTTTTAAGGGGCTTGTAGCACAAAAAGTCGAAGGGGTGCTGTCTTCCTACGCCAAAGGACTGTTCGTTGCACCTAGGGCAAATAAAGCCGTTTAAAAGGCCATATACTAGGTAACCACGTTCAATCAGGTGTTGAGCAAAGAAACGTTCGCCTAAAGAGCTTGTGATGTTCATTGAATGGAAACTCATCTTCTTACACTCTATGGATATTTAAGGGGTATGTTCATAAGCTTTTTGAAATTCTTTTTCATAAGTTTCTGTTGCATGCTCAAAAAATTCTTTCATGTGGACTGGATTGACTTGTGCAATTAAAGCCCAATAATTAATTAAAGAAGATAACGCACTGAGGCGAATACTAATTAATTCACTTCCTTCATAAAAAACTTCATTAATGCGTTTTGAAAGTTTTTCTGCTTCCCGCACTTCTTCTTTAGATAAAGGCTGTAAATATTTTTTCTTAAACTGATCGTTCATCTCTCACTCCCAGAGGAAACACACTGATTGCCCAATACTTGGCCATACTCTTTCACCTTTTCCTTTACAGCTTTGATATAATCATCTAACACCTCGTCTGGCTGCTGAGTAGCCATAGCAACATTGGTGAAGAGATTAGCGCTTATCTGCATCGCTTCATTCCCCGTGAGATTTTCTTCATTCAATCTCTGTATCATTGCCTCGAGAAGAGACTTAATCTTTTCTTCCCTCATAGGTCGTACTTCTCCAAAGCTATCGAAAGCATAGAGGCCAAAGCCTGCATCTTCCTTAAGGTTTCCTGAATCGTGAACTTCCCCGAGAAGTAAGGTGCTTCTTCTCTCAAAGCCAGCTCTATCTCAAAAGAGTCATAACTCAAAGTATCAAGCCCATGTTTTAGGGCATCTTTAGAGAATACGAAGTGTCCATTCTCGTAATGGTGCGGTTCGAATACGGTGCGCATATGCAAGGCGAATTCTTTTTCTTCTATCTGATATTCTTTTTTCAAAATGGTAGCTCTGGTTCGCCTTCTGCTTCAAAACTCTGAGGCTTTACCTCTACCTCTGGATGAGCTGCGAGGTATTCATCTACAAGCTTCCTTACCGCTTCCCATAGATTGTCTTCAGTGGCCTTGTATCTAAACTTTACAAAGGGCCTCCACCCCTTATTATCCACACCTTCATACCAATAAGCAGGGAAGGCAAACCAGCGTTTAGGCCCTTTATCTCCATTCATACGAAATTCTCTACACTTAGCAATCTCTAGATCAAACTTAGGAATATACAGAGTGAATTCCGCATATGTGCTCTTATTGAGAACAACTTTATAGTCTAATAACTCCATCATGGCCTCCCTTTATTCAAAAGAAGCCGAGCGTCTTTATTCATCTGCTCAACAGAGTCATAATCTCGTGTAAAAGCACCATACTTTTTAATTTCAAGGCGCATCTTTCCCGTAGAAGGGTCAGCAGTCAGGCAGTCATATTTGGAATATGGAAAGAAAATCTGGATGTTGTCTTCTCGTGTTAGAGAAAATCCAGCTGGATAAAATTCAAGGTTAGTGAACTTCATTTTTGCTACATTAGGTTAATTTAAGAAACATTGTCACATTTATCAAATCAAATATTTTTTTCGCAAAAAGAAACGTAAAAAGCAGAGATTAAAATAATTACTTGATACCAATCTTTCTTTTATGTATCAATTTGCTTCTTTTTTATGTAGCAATATGATAGACTTATGGAAAACTGAAGCAAAGGAGAAAATTATGAGAGCAATACTTAGAGAAGATTTAAGAAAAGAAGGTTTGATTCCAGCCTCTAACCGTTCATTAGCTGCAAGAAAAGTCGACTGGAGCAAAAGCTATGAATGCTGGCAGCCCAATTTTTGTGAAGACTCTGAATTAAATATGGTTTTATGGATAAATTCTAAAATTGAATGGATTAGAGTTGCTTCTATAGATTTTGATTTTATGCCCGAGGAAGGAGACTAAAATGTCCAAACCACCCAGCACAGTAAAAGAATGCGTAGCTGAACTCGTGAACTACATAGAGCAGACCGGAGACATCGTCTACGAAAAAACATCAAAGCCAAGGCTAGAATGCTAGACCTTCACTCAAAATATTTATGTCCCCTTTAATGGATTTAACGGGGGAGTTTCTTACTATTCGAACATAGGCATCTTCAAATTCACGCTTTGAAGGTATTTTTGGCATATCTCCTCGAAGTCATTTTGTCCAAATTCCACACGATCATAAGCCTGACCAAGACTAAATTCCAAGTATTTATAGCCTACATTGACATTTACAGGGCCTTTATAGTTTTTCACAA